CCCATGAGCTTGCCCACGTGGGAGGCGGTGATCGCCTTGTGCTGCGCCTTCGCCATCTCGATCGAGTTGCCGGCGCCCTCGATCGCGGCATCGGCGGCCGCCTCGATCTCCCAGCTCGGGCCGCCGATATCGTAGAGCGCCGAGATCATGTCCCGGATGTACCAGAGGCCGTAAAGCTCCTGTGGCACGCCGGAATCGCTCCACGTCCCCTTCGAGGCCGCGACTGCGGCGCTGAGCGTCTGGAGCCGAGCAATGATCGCATCGATCCCGCCCATGACTGCGAGCTTGATCTTGTCCTGAACCTCGGCTGGCGCGTTGCTGGTCGGGGCCGGCGTGGTGTCCGAAACCGCGATGGCGATCGAGCCGTCGAGCTGCGGAACCACGTCCACCTCGATCGACTTGTTCAGGGCCTCGACGGCGGCGACGGCGTTTCCGGCGCTCGCGGGCGGCAGCGGCGTAACGTCGCCGGCCTTCTGGGCGGGGGCCGCGACGGCGGCGGGGGCCGCGACGGCGGCGGGGGCCGCGACGGCGGCGGGGGCCGCGACGGCGGCGGGGGCGTCCGCTTTGACGGCTGGCGCGCCGGCATCCGCCGCGTCCAGCTCGGCGCCCGGCAACACTTTGCCGGAGGCCGCCTTCGCCTGCATCTTCGCCGCGACGGCGGCGCGATCATTCGGATCCGTCGCTTCGCGCTGCTTCGTCACGAGGAACTTGCGGCGGTTGGCGGCGGCGTCGACGATCGATACCTCGTGAACGCGCAGATCCGTCAGCTCGTGGACGCCATCGGCATCACCGTCTTTGGCGACCGCGGCCACCGAAGCGGAAGCGTTCTTATGGATGCTCGTCAAACGGGGCATGATGTCTCCTCAGTCTAGCGCCGGTAGGCGCGGCAAAGCGTCGTTGGTTGAATTCGATATATTAGGCGGTCGTTGATTCGACGGGCTGTCGATTGGCCATTCCGCCGATTGAGAACCCGGTGAAATTGCCGGCCTTCACGTCCGCCCAAAGCTGATCATCGACCACCCGAACGGCCATGCACCACGTCCCGGATTTGACGATCTGTCCGTTGACGACCGTATCTCCGCGCTGGATGTACGATTCGAGAATTTCGATCCTGTTGTCGGCTTTTTCTTTGTGCTGGACGCCGAGTTGTTTGTAGCGCTGCATCCAGTTGTGGGCGGCCTTTTCAATTTCCGCCGCTGAATAGACGTCGTTTTGCGAGTCCGGCTGACCCATTTCGAGCGTCGGCTCCAGCACGATCCCCAAAACGAAGCGCTCCTCCGCCGGAAGAACGCCTTTGATCACGCGGGTGACGCTGGGCTCGGCGCCTTTGCCGACGATGGCCGCGCCTTCGGTGATCTCTTCGCGGATCTCGAAGATCTCGATCTGCTCGTCGGGCCCGACGCCGGCCGCCGCCCGGATGATCCGGGCGGTGTCGGCGTCGAGCACCCCGTCGGCCTTCCGCATTGTAGTCTCCTCTTCAGTGGCGTCGTCTGGATCCGCTTCCGCAAGTCCGCGTAGGTTGAGCCAAGTCTTCATCTGCGCGATCTCGACCTGTTGCCCAGCTAGAATGTTTCGCGCCAACTCCTTGATCTCGGGGCTGGAAGCGCTTTTGAATTCCGCTGCGGCCGCCGACACGGCGGTTTCGTGGTGCGGAATCATCATCCGCACGAACGAAACATCGCCTTTGTTATAGTCGACGCTCACCGAAGTGGGACCTTACTTGCTGCCGTCCTTACCGAAATCCACACGACGCTTGCCGGTCATGAACTCGCGGGTGTTCAGGTCGCGGGTCCAGCCGACCGGGTTCGAGGCGCCGGCCGCTGCCTTGGCGATCTCCTCGGGCGTGGGCTCGGCCGCGGGCGCCGTGGCCGCCTTGAAGGCCTGCGTGTCTCCGCCGCCCGCCGCGGTGGCCGCGGTGGCCACGTTGCCGGTGCTGGCGGCCGGGCCGGGGCCGGCCGGGGCCGGAACCACGGTCGGATCCGTCACGGTGTTCGAAGCCGCTGCGGCCGCTGCGGCGCCAGTGCTGGCGGGCATGGAAGAGGGAGGCGCGCCGTTGGCCGCCTCGGGGTTCGTCGCGAAGTTCGAGGAGGCCGTCGACGGAGCCGAGGTGCCGCCCGCGAGGCTGGTCACCGCGCCGTTGCTCACGGTCGTCTTGACCTGAGCCGGATCGTTCTGGGCCGGGAGCAGGACGCCGGAGACGTCCGCGTCGAGGATGGCCTTGTCCACGAGGGCAAGGAACGCGTCCAGGCTGGCCAGCGCCTCGGGGACGTCGAGTCCCTCGACCGACTTGATCAGGTTGAGCGAGTAGACGCCGAACTCGGCGACCGTGACGCGCTTCTCGGCGGAGTCCACCTTGACGGTGTTCGTCTCGGCGAACGCGGGCGCGGCGGCCAGGTCGTCGATCTGCTGGCTCGGATCGTTCGAGGCGTAGCCGGACTGGAACGACCGCATGTCGCGGATCACCTCGGCCAAGGTCTTCCGGAACTCCTTCGAGAGCGGATGCCCCATGGCCTCGCACTGCCCGGAGGCGGCGGTCAGCTGAGCGAGCAGCTTGCCGGCCTTCACCAGGGTCGCGGTCTGCGGGGGGCACAGCTGATCGCGCTTCGCCTTGGCGATGCCGCGAATCTGATTCAGATACGAAAACTTGTCCATGTGTTCAGGTCTCCCGATTGGTGAATTCGCGGTTCAGAGCCATTAGCTTAACAGGTGGCCGGAAAGTTTAGGGCTTAAATCGCCCCGTCGCTCGGAATCCAGCATTGCCGTGTTGGAACTTGGTACGGCGTGCCGAGCAACTCCGATCGCAAGACGTTATCCAATTCGTCAACAATCCTTTGGATCCCCCACTTCAACTCCCCTCGGAACGTGAGGGCCCATTTCACGCAGATTTCGAAGCGCCGCTTTACCTCGTCGTTCGTAGGATTGCGCATGCTCTGCTGTTCGAAGCTGCGGTGAACAGCGGCCGTCACGCCGTTGGTAAGTCGGCCGAGATCCGGACCGGGAGGGAAGAGACTGAGGATCGTTTCCTTCTTGCCGATGACGTGCATTTGTTTGTGTGCCTTTCGTTGTTTCTGTTTTCAAACGGCGGTGATCGTTGAACGGCAGTGACCGTGTCGCGGAGGAACTGTTACGCCCGCCGCTTCCAACTGTTTGTTAGACATGACGTCGGAATAATTTCCCGGATTGTCCAGCGATCCGACTCCAGGACTATCGACGTGCGCAACGGGATGTTGCTCGCCGCCGCGACGAAAATAGAGACGCGAGCCGCTTTGTTGCACCCACGGCATAGCGTCCCGGATCTCTTCCGGATCGCGAAGCGCTAGCGCTTGATAAGTTCGTTTGCGCGCCTTCTCCACGGAAAAAACTCGCCCATTGAGAAGGCGGCAAAATTCGCTAGTCGCCTGATCCATCACGGCGTCATATTTGTAGCGCTTAACACCGGCGTCCGAAAAAGTGCTGAGCTGGGACGTGGTGCGAGTCTTGTTAGAAAAGTCCGTGGCGATCAAGTTCCAGTAGTCGGTCCCGCGCTCGACACCCAGCGGAGTCAACTTTGTCGAGAGGGCCTCACTGATGTCGTCGCGGCCCAGCCCGCTCTCCAGGCCGGAGCGGACGACGTCCTTTGCAGCCGAGTCGAAAAGCGTGGCGCGGGTATCAAACTGCGATTTCACATAGACCATCTGACTATCTCGAAGAGATTCGACTAGACTGGCCGCCCATTCAGCGGACTGCTCCAGGTTCAGATCGTACAGACTGATCGCCGCCTTGCGGGTGAGCGGAACTAGACTCGACGCCGACCGTTCGAGGATGGGCTCGACCAAAGGCGGAACGCGGACGGCGAGACCGGCCACCTCAGCGCGCGCGGCCGCGATGATTTGGTCGCGTCGGTCCTCGGAGATGGTGGGCCAGTCGACATCAAGCGCCTCTATGGCCGCTTTGATAGTCGCGCCCTCGGTGCCGATGGCGGCGCCGCGCAGGGCGCGCGCTAAGCGCACGGAGATCAGGACGAAGTCGGAAGGATCCAGCGGATCCAACGATTTAGTGATCGGATGCCCGAGCTTGGCTAAGAGTTGCTCCGCCGCCCACGAGCCTCGTCGGGCCCAATCGCAACAACTCATAGCGCCGCCTCGCGCGCACGTCGGTTGACCCAAGCCGCGCGGGGATCGACTAGGGCGTAAATTATGAACGGGCTCACGCAGCTCCGTCCTCGTCTTCGATCGCGACAGACGCAGCGCGAGCGCTGGATTCCTGCACAATCTGACGGATATCGTTGGGCGCGACCTCCGGAAATTTGCGCTCCATGAGTCGGCGTAGGACGTTCTCCGTCATCTCGTCGAAGACCTCGGGAGAGAGCTTCACGAGCTTCTCGCCGATCGCCTTGAGGGCCCCGGCGATCCGAATGCTCGACTCGTAGTCGACGCACCCGCGAGCGGCGGCGCTGAGCGCGTAGACCTCCAGCGCCAGATCGGTCAACTCATTCAGCTTGGTTTTCGCCACGGTACCGGCCTCCGCCTTAGGTCGGATCGGGCGTAAAGCACGACGCGAAAAGGTCCATTGGTATCCGAATCGTCTCCACGTCCTTGCCGCCCTCCTCGACTTCCTTGCGGATGAGGGTCTCGTGCATCTTGACGAGCATGTCGGCGACGCTTCTCGGATCGGTCGCGGACCACGCCGCCTTCGACTGATCAACCCCTGCGGCGGCCTGAGCCGCGGCCGCGCCGGGCTGAGAAAGGGCCCCAGCGCCGAAGCCCTGCGCGCCGTCCGCGCCTTCCGAGCCCGCGGCGTTGCGGCCCGAGACCGTGATCCCGACGGGCTGATTCGTCCAATCCGCATCGATCTTGCGGAAGACCCGGTGAAACACGTCCTGTGCCAACTCGCGTCCTTCGCCGGGCGTGAGAACGTTGCACGTGACGAGATCCTTGATCATCGTCGTGAGGCCGTTCGGATCCTTGATGACCGGACCGTTCGAGACGAACCGGTGAAGGTTGATCTTCAGCTCGGGAAGGAGCACGCGGTTCATCACCCAATCGAAGCTCCCTCGGATGGGGCCGAAGACCTGAACCTCCGTGAAATCAATCGAGGCCTCGGCGGTGCCGGGGCTCTGATCCTGAGCGTCGCCGCGGAGGATGCGGGGGAGCCGGAACGTCTGACCGATCTTCTCCGCGTTGCGCTTGTCGTATTCGTTGAAAAGCGCGTCCTTCTGCTGGGCGTCGGTGAGCGGGCGAAGCTCGATCTTCATGCGCCCGTTGTTGGCCTGCGCGGGACCGCCGCCGGTCTCGCCCTCGATGATCATGATCTTGTGCGAGTTCCGTTTGCCGCGGATGTTGTTAGCGATGTAGTCCTCCAGCTGAGGCACGGTCTCAGCGTTGAGGCGGCCGCCGGAAACGATGATCGCGAGCGGAGGAACGGAACGGTTCTCGAAATAGAGGAAATTGACCTCCTCGGCCTGACGGTTGCCCATCACGGCGAGTAGGGCGCCCATCCACCGGGGTGTGCCGTAGACGCTGCGGACCGACGAGATCTTGAAGGACAGGACCTCCGTCGCCGGGCGGAACTCCTCGCCATTTTTTCCGTTGGAGGCGTAATCGGCGCGCGCCGCTTCGATCGTCGGGTAGGTCTTGCCGGTGGCCGAGTCGGTGATCCGAGGATCATCGAACTCCTTGAAGAATACGATCCGGTTGGTGTAATCCTGCACCTGGACGAGATTGCGGAAACGCTTCGTGACCGTCTCTTCGGTGAACTTCAGGAGCGAAATCCGACGAGGGACCGTGACGTCAACCGGCGTTTCGTCGACCGGCATGTAGCGCATCGTGCGGCCGACAAGGTGATTCAGCCTCGTCACCTCGCCCATGGAGTTGCGAAGGACCTCCCAAAAGCCATTCCCAAGGACCTCGATGTCCTTTCGCGTGAGCCCTCGAAGCCCTTCCGGGCCGGCAAACGGGATCCCCGAGGTGCAGTTTTCGAAGAAATTCTCCAGCCGCACGCGCTCGGCGCGCATCTCGATCGCGAGTTCCTTCTTACGCGCGGTGACCTCCGCGTCCTTCGGCTCGGCCGGAAGCAAAAGTTTCGCGTCATCCTTGGCCGCCTCGCCCGTCTCGCGGTCGTGGAGCCGCTCGGCGCGGAGCGCATCGCGGATCAGCTCGTCCGACTCGGGTGATTCAAGATCGATCACGGGCTCGAAGTGATGCCCAAACGAATCGATGTTGACGACGTAAGCGTCAACGCACTGGCCTAGGGTTGAGGAGCCCTCGAAAACCTGCGCCAGGACGTTCGGATCGTAGGGCGGCGAGATGGCGCCGGAGCCGGCGAACGCGCTGTTGTCCTTCTCCTGCTGGACGATGGCGTTGGACCGGTCGCCGCCCTCCTCGCCGACGAAGTAGGCCTTCACCGTGGGCGTGAGCGCCCCCGATTCAGGGGCGACCGTCTCCAAAAGGCTAACGCGATCGGGGGATTTCTTGGCGGCCACGAGTAAGAGTTTACACCTTAGGTCTGTCGCGGTGGGGGCTGTTCGCGGCCGCCTTCGCGGGCAGGCTCTTGGTCGGCGCGCTGAAGAGACGCGCCAGCATCCCACCGCCCAAGGGGGCGCTAGAGCCGCCCGAGCCTCCCCCTTCCTCGCCTCGCGCCCCGACGATCCGGACCGTGACCGTTGGCGTGGTGACGCTACCCAAGAGCCGGCGCGCGTAGTCGCGCGCGAAATACGACGCCATGAGCACGTCGCCGGTGTGGGCCTTCGGCGAGTAGAAGAGCATTTCGGAAATGAAGCGCTCGACGCTGGGATCCGTTTTCGTGTTATCCGAGGGAATGATCCATTTGTTGTTCGAAAGCTCGACCGCTAAACCTTGCACACCGAGAACTGGATCGTGTTTGCGCTGCGTGGTGGTGAACGGAACGACTGGGATGTTAGATTGTTCGCGCACGAACTGGAGTATGAAGTCCTGCGCCTGATTGTTTTCCACGACCAGCGTTGATTTGTAGCGCTGATGATGGTCGACCAATTTATTTACGATCGCCTGTCCTCCGAACTTTCCGAGTTCTATGTTCAGGATCAACCGATCCCCGTTCGGATACTGGAGGAAGGTAAAAAATACGGTGTCGTCGCCCGAGCGCCGCCGGGTTTGTTTTCCGGTCGCGAGGTCCACGCCCGTGAACGTGGCGCAGCCTTCCGGGAGGTCGCCGTAGGGGTTCGCCTCCGGATCGTCCGGGGCGTTGTCGGGCAACTCGGCGAGCGAGTAGACGAGGCGTCGGCCCTCGCCGCGGGCGATCGCGGCGTTGATCCACTGCTCTTTGAAAGGCGCGTCGCCGTCGTCGCGGGCCTGGCACATGAGGCTCCGCGAGAACTCCGCCGGCCCCAGCTCCTCGCGCTTGTCGGCGATGCGTTTCGGGGACCACGCCTCCGGCCACGTGATCTTCCCCTCCGCGTCGATGATCGGGAACCGGAACCACTTGAAGCGCTTGTTTTGCGCGAGCATGTGAAGGAGGTCCTTCGGGTGGTACGCGGTCCCGACGATGATCACCCGCCCGTTGGCCGTGATGCGGGAGAGCGCCGCCGAGCGCACCCACTTCGCGAGGTTCTCGCGCTTGGCCTCGGTGTCGGTGTTCTCGGGGTCTAGGATATCGTCGATGATGAGGCGATCGCAGCGGGCCGACGTGAGGGCGCCGTGGACGCCGACCGCGCGGACGGAGGGGTCCTTCGCCGTGCCCTTACGAAGGACCTGAAGCTCTGTGCTCGTCCACGGACCTTCGGGATCCGGGGCCATGCGCGGGAAGACCTCCCGCACTTGCGGACTCTTGATCATGGCCGCGATCGACTTCACGATCTTCGCGGCCTGGCCGGCCGTGTTCGAAAGAATTACAAAGCGAAGCTCCGGTTTTCTTCCAAGCTCCCACACCGTGCGATAGATCGAAAGCTGGTTGGTCTTACCCGATTCGATGTGGCTCCAAATGATGAGCCGATCATATTTGTCGCACAGCGCGGACCATCGATAATGGATCTCGGCTTGTTTGACCGGCTCCTGTGTTTCGTCGTGAACGGCGCAGAGTTCACAAAAAACGTTGAAGTCCTCGCGCGCGGCCGCGAGTAGATTCGCGTGCCACTGCTCTTGCGTCGCCTGAAGATGCGGGCCGCACTCGGTCGCGCCAGCGGCGCCGCCGAGAGCCTCAGCCTTGCAATTTGGAACGGAACATCGCATCCGACCTAAGAGCTTAACAAATTCTTAGGCGCTACGCGGCGGCTACGCGGCGGCGCGCCATCGGCCGTCAACGATGATGATCAGTTGCCGCTTCCCGTCTCGATGGAGAACCACGTGAGCGTTGAGCCACGAAGAAGGGCCGCCGTTGTATTCGAGCCGAAGATACGTGCTCGTGCCCGTCTGCACGCAACCCTCGTCGATACCGGGCGAGTGAGAGTGTCCGATCACGGACTTGACCCCGATGCGCCGAAGGTTGCGGATGCTGCCGCGCGCGCCGTTCGGGCCGCGGTCTCCGTGCATGGACAGCTCGACCCCGGCGAGGGCGAAGCTCTCATCGCCGTGGAGGATCTTGATGTTCGTCATGTCGACCGAGCGGCGGAAGACCAACGGGAACGGGCTCGGCGTTTCCGTGCCGCGTGCGGTGAGCTTCGTGCCCTTCACCATGTCGAGGGCCAGGCCGAGATAGAACTCCGCGTTTTCCGGATCGGTCTTCCAGTCGTGAGTCAGGATCCACCGACGGAGAAAGTCGTCATGGTTGCTCGGCACGACGACGGATATCGTCTTGCCCTTCGTGCGCGCGCGGACGAACTCGCACGCGCGTCGAACCTCGTCGGCGACAGAGCTTCGATCGTTCAGGCCTTTCGCGATCTTATTGAAGGGATTGCCGGCGTGGTGAGGGTTGATGCTGTACCCGTCGAGAAGATCGTTCCACAAGAGATAGTCGGGCTGGAGGGTCTCGACCATGCCGCCCGGACCGAAGGTGGCGCGCTCGACGGCCGGATCGATGAAGTCCACGTGGGTATCGCCCATCGAAATCGCGAGCGGGGCGGGAGCCTTCTCGACGTGATCGACGTGATAGCGCTTGTCTAGGTCGGTGACGGTCGCGGTCTTCTTGTCGTAATGGAGTTGGCGGAGGTGGAAGCGTCCGCCCTTCTCGCGCTCGACAATGACGGCGCTCAGCGTGTGGTGGAACTCGCCCACCTTGCCGGCCTTGCTGTCCGTGTAATTCGGCACCGTGCACGCGCCGGTGGTGGTCAAGATCTTCGCCATCTTGTGCGAAGGCGTGGCGATGCTTCGAAGCGCGAGCTTCGTGTGACCGAGGATCGCTGACGAGCCGCCGGAGATGGCGTCGAAGCCGGTGAGAGGATCGCTCGCGGTCGGCTGGGTCTTGATGTCCCCGAGCAACATCAGATTGTCGTTGAAGGCGCGGCGAACGTTCCAGAGATAGGGCTGGACCTCGGCGGCCCACGTTTCTTCGTTGGCCTGGCTCTCGGTCCACCGACTCGTAGGGTTCTTATAGCGCACCGGCACGACCATCAATTCCGCACCGCGCGCTTGCGCGATCGTGGTCAGGCACGCCCAAAACTCCTGGTGCACTGGCGTAGCGTTCTGCGCGCTCGTCACGACGAAGACGCGAGAGCCGGAGGCGATGGGGCGCCGGAAGATTGGCGGCTTCGCCTTACCCTTCTGGATGACTCTGCCGCTCGGCGTACGCACGGCGCCGGGCTTGGGAGCGGTCGTCGAGTAGCAGTATGCTCGGCCCTCAGCCCGGCCGCCCTTGCACGTCCACCGGACGCGGCCGTCCGGTGTGCGCGCGCCCTTGGTCATCGGCCGTTCGCACTTGGGACAATCCGGCCTCTTATCGTCGGTGGAAGCGCTCACGCACTTCCCAAGATACACGACCGACGGAGAGTTTAGGGCTTAACTTTGCCGCGGCCGCCGTAGAAGCGCCGGCCGAGGGTCTTGTAAAAGACGCGCTCAGGGGCCGGGGGCTTGGAGGCGTAGATAGGAGTGGGGATAGAAAGACCGTCGGGCGAGACGAGCATGTAGCCACCGGGCGCGAGCTGAAAGGGGCCGGGGCACGTGCCCATGAAGTCGACGCGCGCGCCGTTCGGCGTGCTCGCACGGAAGTAGTCCGGCAAGACGAAGTTGCTGACCGCCACGGCGTGCGGGAATCCGTCTCGATCGGCGTTCACCCAATATGAATCGCTCTCGACCGGATCCGATCCTTCGCGCTGATAGCGCGAGCCCTCGACGCGCTTCGGCCCTATCACGCCGATCAGGCACGGGGCGTTCAGGCACATTTCGACGTATTCGTGCGAGGCGCACGCCGAAACGGTTTCATTCCACGGCCCGCGGGCGAGCAAAAGATCGGTGAAGATCCGGGCGTAGTATTTGCCACCGTTGTCAACGCTGTGATATCCGAGCGCGCCCGCGACGTCGGGATTGTCGACGAACACGACGGGATAGCAACCTTCCGGGAGGCGGTTCTCGTCGGCGCACAGGAGCGGCGTCATGATATCGGCCGGGCCGCCGATGTCGGAAAGGTCGCCGCGCCACGTGTCGAACAGATCGAATTGCTGGATCTGCAACGCCTCGACGATCAACGCGGCTTGTGAGTCGGTGAGCTTGGACGAGCGGTTGACGAACGCGGCGATGGACATCCGGGTTTCCTTTCGGTTTTTCGGGGCGAGGGCGCGGAATCGAACCGCGCTTTGACCCGAGCCCGGAGGCTCGCCTCGCTGGAGCGCCTTAGCGCCCGGACGCGCCGCCAGCACCGCCCGCGCCGCTAGGAGCGGAGGGGCGCCAGCCGTCGGCGTACGCGAAGCCCTGCGCGCTCACGACGTGCGAGAGCGTCGAGCGTGAGTTGACGACGCGCGAATCGATCGCGGCGTGATGCGTGGCCGCGTTCTGGATCATGGCGGTGATGTCGGCAATTCCGGCGCGCAGGGCACACGCGAGCACCTCCTGGCCGGAGGCCTTGAGGGAGGCGATCTCCTGCTCCTTCACCACCTCCAGCTTGCTCGGGTCGACGATGATCTGATTGATGTTGGCCAAGACGTTGGCCACGGCGTCGGCGATCTCGGGCTTGGCGCAGTCCGCCACGATGGCGCCCGCCGTGGTGGACGGGTCGTTGACGTTGTCCACGACCGGCTTGAAGATCGAGCACGACGACAGGGCGGCGAGGGCAAGGACCGGAAGAAAAGATCGAAGCTTCATGGCGCGGGGTCTCCTTGGGGAAAGCAGTTGCCCCCAAGTCTACCACGTTAAGGCCTAAGCTCTAGCGCCTTCGCGGCGCGGGCGGCGCGGGCGGCCTACCATTCCCCGATGCCGGTCAGCTCGGCCAGCGCCTCGCTGGTCTTGGCGATCCGCTCGGCCGGCGACAGGGACGGGTCGATGGCGAAGAAGGTCAGGAGCTTGGCGCGCTCGATCCGGGCTACCTCGTTCTGGGTCATCGTCGCGTTCATACTTATCCCATCGGCTCGGCCGGCGGAAACCTTAAGGCCTTAGAAAAAGATTTTAGGATGGCTCGACGATCTCGTAAAAGCCGCCGTCCGGCTGCACCTCGGTCCACGCCTTCAGGTGGAAGATGCGATCGCGCTCGGGCGCGTCTCCGTCGAAGACGCACAGAGAATACATGCCATCGATCCGGTAGAAGGTCCCCTCCTTCAGGCCGACGGTAGTGCCGACCCGGAGGCGGGCGCCGCGGTGTAGGTCGTAGAGCTTCATGGTTGCCTCTGTTGTTTCTTGGTCAACGGCGTCGCGGGCTCGGCCGACGAGGATACGTCGGCCGCTGCGGGCGTGGCCGGGACGGCGGGAGAGGGAGCATCCGCGAGGCTCTCGAACGCACGCAGCTCGGCCACGGCGAGGGCTCGTGCCTCGGCGGCGGCGTTGGTCATGCTCGCTTCAAGCTCTGCGCTGGCCGCTTCCTGCGCCCTCCGGAGGCCAACTTCGAGCAAGTTGATCGACTTCTCCAGGTCGCCCGGGTTGATACCGTCGGGCCACTGCTGATCCGCCTTGCATTGCTCCAGCACGGCGCGCTGCCGACTCAGAACGGCGTTGATCTCGGCGACCGCTAAGCGCGCGGAGGAGCCGGCGAGGCGCTGAGCGATCCAGGTCTTGAGGCCGTCGGTTAGCTTGCTCATGTGAGTCCCTAAGGGTACCACACGCGATCAGCTGTTCCCGCGGATCGGGCCGTCCTCGGCCACGTCGAGCGACATCGCGGCCACGCCCTCGCGCGCGCGGAGCCGGCGCTCCATCGCGTTGCGGAAGCGGGAACCGGTGCGCTCCAGAATCTCGACGCTCTTGCGCCACTCGGCCAGCTCGCGGGCGGGGAGGCTGCGCGCGGCCGCCAAAGCGAGGCGCTGGGCCTCGACCTCGTGCGAGATCTGGCGGAGGGCGTGTGCCTCGGGGAGGCCGGCGAGCCCGGCGATCCAGAATTGTGCGTCTTTGACTTTCAGCATCGGCGTCGTCCTCGTCATGTCCGGATCTAAATGCACGCTCTGTGCCGGTCTCGGGCCCGCGAAACGTGCGGGCCTTCGGCGGCGGATGTTGCCTGGTAGTCTACAGAAGGTGTTGCTTCGGCGGGGCCTCTGTTGTACCGGAGGCAGCAGTCAGGATTTCGGATCGATGGCGTCGGCCGGCGTGAGATTCGAGACTTGCTCCAGCGCGAACGCGGCATCGGCGGCGGCCCGCTGGGCGTGGAGGCGAGCGGCCGCGAGCGCCGCCTCGGCGGTGAAGTGGGCGCGTTGCGGATGGACCATCGCCGCACAGCCGAAACAAAGCGGCCTCGTTTCGAGAAAGACCGTTCCCGTGGCCGTGATCTTCTTCACCTTCACGCGGTAGAGCTTGCCGTCATGCACCTTGTAGACGTAGGAGGGCGCGGAGGGCGCGGAGGGCGCGGAGGGCGCGGAGGGCGCGGAGGGCGCGGAGGGCGCGGAGGGCGCGGAGG